GAAGTAATACTATCACAAACGAGAAAGGAATAGATATGAAACTAGATGTAATATTTAAGGTGCAATCTATTATAGATAATAGAGCAACACCAAGTGACATACTTGAAATATTAGATGAGGAATATTTTTCTAAATCTAAAGGTGTACATATAAGACTTGGTGACATGGACATCACGCATTTTGTGAGAGTGTATAATAAATCAGATGAAGATTTATTTGACAAGATACATGATGTTAAAAAGAAATTAGCTGAAATAGAAAATCAGTTATAAAAGAATTTGTAGGAAAGCTAGAGTGGAACTACAAATAGTGTTTGACTTCTACACTTAAAAAATACTGTTGTTCTCTGTGGTGGGCAGAGGTTCACTCACCAAGTCACAGTTAAGAAGTAGCTAGACTTTAAATGGAAACTTCTAGGGTGATACAGTAATCCCGCTATGCTGAAACACTAGATTTGTATGTTGTACAACATTCTGGTTGGGTAGTACCAAAAATACTGCAGAAAACAAACTACCCATAAAATGTGGTAAGCGATAAAAAGAAAAAGGATAAGTAGCAGAATGATGAACCGCACCGAACCACAAAAAACAATGGAGGTATGATGAGTAAAAATAAATTTGGAAAGTCTGTTGATGTTGCGAATGCATATGCAACATACAGAGTTGACAATCCAATAAACAATATGTACTTTGAATGGAAAATTTTAAAGACATATCAGAAAAAAGAAAATGAAGACAAGAACCAATATGCAAGGTGGTACACCGCTTGTAAGTCACCAATGACTTATGATAGTTGGGAGTATGGTGACGCATATATAAGTGAGATAATGAGTGTGAAACCTAAACTATTATCAGCAACAGATGATTGGAAGGAAACATATGAAAATAAAAATAGGTGATGTGATTGAAGTCGAGGGACATGGACAATTCAATTACAAAAGAGAAGGTGCAATTACTGATATAAGTATTGGACTTGATAAGTCAGACCCTGCAGGTGAGTTGGGTGTGAGTGTAAAAGAATATGACACAGAGTTAGATTATCTTGGGTCAGTAGGTTATGGCAAAGATTATTGGTGTTATTTTCATCAGATAAAAAATGTAAAGGAGGTTGACAATGGCGAGACACAGGACTAGACTGCACTATAAAAAACTAGTTGATAAAATTATTGATTGGTTGAATGCAGATATAGATAAAGTTAATCACAATGACAACAAAGAAGTACAAGACGCAATAGCACATGAGAGTTATTGTTTAAAAGAAAAAATAGAACTATACTTGGAGGGACAAGATGAGTTTTGAAGATGGAATAAAAATGTGGCGAGAAGACATAGGACAATTCTATGATGAACATTTTAGTGAGGAAGAAATGGAAATTTTATACGAGATTGTTCGAGGTAATGTAGATATCGACACACTCAAAGAAAAACTTGTTGACTTTTTTGAGGATAGTGATATACCTACACTACCATTCTTTGATTTAAAAACTGATGAAGGAATACTTGATAGGTTAGATTATGACTTCGGTTATGTTGGAGGAACAGGAACAAGAGCAGGATATAGGACACACTAATGAATATATTTTTTTTAGATAAGACACCAGACATGTCAGCTAAATATTTATGCGACAAGCATGTACCTAAAATGTTATTGGAAACATGTCAGATGTTATCAACTGCGGTACAAAAATATACAGGTAGGATTGAAGACTTATACAAACCTGCATATCCAAAACATCCTAGTACTATATGGGCGGGTACTACTAGACAAAATTTTGTTTGGTTGCTTGAGCATGGCAACGAAATAAATTATCAATATGAAATAAGATATAATAAAAAACATAAGTCAAAAAGAATACTTGACATTATACAAGACAGAGGTTATGATAGTGAAATTCCATTAGGCAATAGTGAGTGGATTACAGACCCACCTTTATGTATGCCCGAAGATTGTAAGAGAGATTGCTATATCTTTTCTTACAGAAAGTATTACATGGATTACAAAAGACCCTTTGCTAAATGGGATAAACTAAACAACAAACCAGATTGGTGGATAGAATGAGTTTAATAAACGCAGATAAATATATTGAAAGATTACGACAGACATTGAAAGATACAAAGTCTATTGGTGTAAATAAATTATCAGCAACAGAGAAGTATGATTATCTTTCTAATAGATGTAGTGATATCATAAGAGATTATGATGAGGAATATAAACAAACATTAGAGGAGTTATGGGATGAGCAAGGAAGAAACGAAGACAAAACCTACGAGAAACAAAATAGTTAGTTGGACTATCAATATCAAGTGGGACAATGGTACTTATGAAAATATATCTGATATGGATGATGATATTTCACAACCCATTGATGATTTTCTAACTGAAATAGAAGATGAAAGGGCTAAGTTAAATGGTGCAGAATAAAAATAATATATTAAAATTCAAACCCAAGAAACCTAAACCTATGAAGTATTGGTTATGTGAATTCTTCAAGAGGTATGGTGAGGATGAGAATACATATCATTATATTTTTTCAGATAAGAATATAAAAGATATGAAGTACAAAGGTAATGGTGATGACCATAAGATACTATCACAATTCTTTTTACAAAAGATAACACCATTAGCAAAAGAGGGTTCAAGTTATTGGACTACTGATGGAATGTCACTTGTAAGATTTGATGGTATGCAAGAAGTTAAACCTATTGAGTTTGATATACTTAGAAAAGTTAGAGTGTATGTCAATGGGGACTTCTTACCTTTTAAACAATAGGAGGATAAATGAAAACAGAAAAAGAAGTAAGAGAAGAATATAATCAGATGAGGAATGATGACCCTGCATTTGCTGAATGTTGGGATGATGATGACCATGATTTCTATGAGTGGTGTTCGGGTTATCTTGATTATAAACATATAACAAGGAAGGGAAAATGAAACTAAGAAATCCGATAGCGAAAGAGTTAAGAACACCTAAGTATAAATCTAAGGTGGTTGAAAACAAAAAGAAAAAGTTAGAAGATGATGACAAGCATTGGATAACACATGGCTATGAAGGTACAGAAATTTTAGTCAAGGGTTCTGATATTCACAATGTACTTGATGAAGATGTGGATGAAGGATTGTTTGGTGAAACTGATGAGAGTTTGGTAGCCCGATTTAAAAAAGAAACAGGAGGTAAAGTAGATGAGTGAAGATAAAAGACCAAAGATAACTATTGCGTGGGGTTCAGATTGTGATATAACAAAAACATATATCTTTGAGAACGAAACACAAAAAGCTTTTTTTATGAAGGGAGTAGATGAAGCTAATGGTTGGATGCAATATACAGAGGTTGAGCAAGGACATGAAACAATCTCGTATGAACAAACAAGCGAACCAAAAAATAGACTGGAACAAATGGCGACATTGACAGACCCAGTATCACCAGAATGAGAACGATAGTAATAATAATATTTTTTTTTAGTTTATTTGGTTGCTCTGCAAGTGGAAAGATTGATGATGTCAGTCCATGGTATAGAGTAATAAAATTTTCTGTAGATAAAATACAGAGTGTAAAAAAAGATAATAAAATCAATGACTTACAAGGATAATAAATAAAAAATTATTTACTTGCAATTCATAAAAAAGTATGGTATAATAGTAGGTTATTCGTATGTTAAATATAATAGTTTATTTTCTGTTAATACTTATGTGGAGTTTTATTATCACAGCAACATTTGGATTAATATAATATGATTAAAAATATATGTGCAGGTTTGTTAATCTTATGTCAATCAACATTTGATTTTCAAAAAGACTTTGAGTATAGTAATAACAAAGAGTTTATAGAGGGAGTAAAAAATTGTGCGTTGTATTACAATGCAGACTTACCAACTAAAGATAGAATACCTATAGAAATAATTGTAGGTCAAGCTTCTTTAGAAAGTGATTGGGGTAAGTCAAGGTTTGCAATACAAGGAAACAATTTATATGGTATGCGTGAGTATGATTTAACTGAACCGCATATCAAACCATTAAAAAATTTGGATGCTAACTTTGGATTAAAAGTTTATCCAACAAAATGTTTATCAGTTGTTCATTACATTGATACTCTGTTAAGTCATAGAAGTTATTCAGAGTTCAGAGAAAAGATGTATGACATGTGGATAGCTGATGAGTATGATATATTTTTATTAACTGAAATGTTATATAACTATTCAGCAGATAAAGATTATGCAGTCAAACTAAGACGAACAATCTTGTTCATAAATGAAAGGGGTTATCTAAATGGCAGGGAATAAAAAGTTTGATATTGATTTAAAGTATGGACAGATACGAGAACAAAAAGTTAAAGAAATGTTTTCTAAATGTCAGATAGAAGTCAAGTCAGAAAGAGATTGGTGGCAGAGGACAGGGAACATTGCCATTGAGTATGAGTATCGAGGGAAACCAAGCGGTATTTATGCAACGACAAGTGACTATTGGTTTCATAGATTAGAGTTAAAAGAAAAAGAATTTTGTACACTTGTTTTTAAAACAGACATTCTAAAAAAGATTGTTGATAGTTACAAAGATAAGTTGACAAAAAATGTGGGCGACAACAAAGCAAGTAAATGTGTATTAATACCTATAAAAGAAATATTTCGAAAGGAGTTTTATGACAATGTTTAAAGAAATAGAACAGGTAAAAAAAGAAATACAAGAACACGAAGGGTTCAGAGATACTATATATAGTGATTCATTAGGATTCGCTACTATAGGTTGGGGTCACCTCGTAAAAGACACCGACCATTTTGAAGAGGGGGTTGCCTACTCAAGAGAGGAGTTGCAAAAAGTTTTTGATGAAGACTTTGATTTAGCATGGGCTAATGCAAATTCTTTAGTCAAAGAAAGATTGACAAACACAGACTTCGAACTACTAGATATAGACAGAAAGATGAAAGTCATATCTATATTTTGTAACATGTGTTTCCAATTAGGCAAGGCGGGTGTAAGTAAGTTCAACAAGATGTTTGAAAACATTGCCAAGTTAAATTTTGAAGGGGCGAAACTTGAAATGTTAGATAGTCGTTGGGCTAAACAGACACCTAGTCGTGCCGAATATTTATCAAATAAAATGTCGCAGGTATAAAATAAATTTATTTTTGTCTTGATTTCGACACAATTATATGATATAATATGTTTAATTTAAATAAATTATTTAACTATGTTAAAGATTATTAATAGTTATTATTATAATATTAATAATAATATTAATATATATTTAAAAAGAATTAAGACTTGGTGTTTAGAAGGTAATACTAGTTTAAAAAACTTAATGTGTGATTACATCAGTTGCGAACCTAATCACCGCCATGTTTTAATTATAAATAATTTTTTAGCACTTGACTTTGTTTTTGTTTTGTGCTATAATACAAACTTCAATAAAAAAATAGGAGGTATATATGCCAACA